GATCATTCACGTATCAAGAGTTTTCTCAACGCTATGCTGATTCTTCCCTACTCGCGGAGACGATCCCGCTCCCTGAACTTCGTCGTCAAGACACCAAGAATCGTCAGAATTCTATTGATGACTTGGATCCAGAGTTTGTAGAACTATCATTGCGGCAGATTGACACATACTTCAAGCAGGGTATGAGTCTGTATCAACACCTGCTTGATCATGGTGTTGCAAAAGAGTGTGCTCGCTTTGTTCTTCCTCTGGCAACTCCTACCCGTCTGTACATGTCTGGCTCATGTCGTTCTTGGATTCACTATATTAATCTGAGATCTGCTAATGGAACTCAGAAGGAGCACATGGAGATTGCAGAAGAGTGTAAGAAGATCTTTGTCGAACAGTTCCCCACATGTGCAGAAGCACTTGGTTGGGTATAAATATTCACACATTATGTAAATCCATGGCAACTTATCCTGTAAAGCACAAAGAAACTGGTGAAACCAAAGACGTTGTAATGAGTGTTCACGATTGGGACCAGTGGCGTGAAGACAATCCCGATTGGGAAAGGTACTATACTCCTGACAACGCACCAGGATTCGGTGAGGTTGGCGAGTGGAAAGATAAACTCGTCAAGTCCAAGCCTGGATGGAATGAAGTGTTAGAAAAAGCACAAAACGCCCCCTCTGCCCGCCAAAAGTTCAAGATCTAACTTATGCCTAGAAGAAAGAAGACGGACGATCCAATTGGAGTAGGACTTACTGCTAAGCAGCTGCGCCGAAAGAAACCAATCAACACGGATCTTCTGGTTGACATTGAACCACTGACTGATAATCAAGAAAAATTCTTCGCAGATTATAAAGCAGGTAAAAACCTATTTGCATATGGATGTGCTGGTACTGGTAAGACATTCATTGCCCTCTACAATGCCCTGAGAGAGGTTCTTTCAGGAGAGACACCCTATGAGAAGATCTACATCGTTAGATCTCTTGTGGCGACCAGAGAGATTGGTTTCCTGCCTGGTGATCATGAAGACAAGTCATCTCTTTACCAGATTCCATACAAGAATATGGTAAAATATATGTTCGAGTTGCCATCAGAGTCTGACTTTGAGATGCTGTATGGTAATCTTAAAACACAAGGCACGATCAGTTTCTGGTCAACATCTTTCATCCGTGGCACCACACTTGACAATGCTATCGTTATTGTTGATGAGTGTCAGAACTTAAACTTCCACGAACTTGATTCAATCATCACCCGTATCGGTGAGAACAGTAAGATTTTATTCTGTGGTGATGGAGTTCAGTCAGACCTGACTAAGACATACGAAAGGAATGGCATCTCTGACTTCACCCGTATTCTTTCTAAGATGGAATCGTTCTCTCTGATTGAGTTTGGTATTGAAGATATTGTTCGCTCTGGTCTTGTCAAAGAGTACATCCTCGCAAAGAACGCAATTGGTATGGTATGAATTTCACTCATTGTAATTACCTAGGTGACATTGAACTCAACAAAAAAGAAACTCCTGGATGCCGACTCTATCAGGTCCCGAATGGCGATTGGGTTCCTTCTATTACTTCTGTCACTTCTTTCTATAATCGTCAGATTTTTACCAAGTGGAGAGAGCGAGTTGGAGAAGAAGAAGCTAATCGAATTACGAAGAAAGCGACCACACGTGGTACGGATTTCCATGAGGCAGCTCAGGCATACTTGATGAATCTACAACTGAATTGGGATGACTTTCTTCCCGCAACTCAGTTTATGTTTCACCATGCCAAACCATATTTGGATAAGATAAATAATATCCATGCCATCGAACGTACACTCTTCTCAGAATACTTGGGTCTTGCAGGCAGAGTAGATTGTATCGGAGAGTATGAAGGCGAACTAGCAATCATTGACTTTAAAACATCAGAAAAAATCAAACCAGAGAAGTGGTTGGAAAATTACTTCGTTCAGGAAACTGCATACGCATGTATGTACTATGAGATGACAGGTATTCCTGTTACTAAACTCATCACTCTCATGGTTACTCCTGGTGGAGAGGTCAAGGTATTTGACAAAAGGAACAAAGACGAGTATATTAAGTTACTAGTTCGCTACATCAAAGAATTTGTCACCAACAATTTATCTTACGCCAATGCTAAATGAACTAGACGAGGCTTTCCAAAAAAAGTTTTTAGGTCCCGCAAAATTTGCACAAGAGATTGAAAGACTTGTGCATGAAAATAATGATCTAAACTACATTGATGCTATCGTCGTGTTCTGTGATCAAAACAGCATTGAACTTGAAGCAGTTCCTAAACTTTTATCCAAACCTCTAAAAGAAAAACTCAAATACAATGCAATGGAACTAAACTTCTTAAAGAGAAGTTCCCGTGCGAAATTGCCTCTTTGATTCCATTTTTGCCCGCAAAAATTTCCGGCAAAATTTTTGACCTATTACTTTTTTTATGATGCCGATCGAGTGCTATAAGACTTATCTTGCAATGAAGCAGCACTTCACGAAAGATAGTTACGACTACCTGAGATACTGTGGTAGGGTGAAGGCATCTGCATCTGCCTTCAATAAAAGAAAGGACAGATACTTCTTTGAAAGAATGTCCAGACAAAAGAATGACAAAGAGATTGAAGAGTTCTTCATTGCCAACTTTGCAAGTTGTGATGATCCTCAATCTCTTTACATGGCAGACATCGTAAAGAACGGTGAGAAAACATACGTTGCATGGCAGAAGAGAAATCAATCTCTCTCTTACATTTTTAAAGAAGAAGCATCATCTCTCTTTGAAGATAAGAACTTCGATGCAATGTTTCATATTGATGGCAATCGACACCCTGATATTGTCAAGTCTTTCCTCAGAGGAGAGGTGTCGATTGAAACATTAATTGTATTGGACAAGATACTTGGATACAAATCTAAGTTCGATAAGAAGTTGACAGACCCAGTTTGGGTGCTGATTTCTAAGCGTATTGCCAAGTATTCTCCATTCCTACATATTGATGTATTTCGTTATAAAAAAATTTTAAAGGAGATAATTTTATGAGCTTCTTCGATTCCGAAGTAGTCAGAGCAGAGATGACAGAGATCCAAGAACTTCAAGAAGAAGTTTATACAAAGGTCTTTGAATTTCCTACGATGACGAAGGAAGAGAAAGTAGAGCATGTGGAAACTCTTGAACGTCTCTTGGAGAAGCAGAGAGTTCTTTATACTCGATTGTCTCTTTCTGATGACCCTGAGGCAAAGATGATGAAGGAAAACATCTCTAAGTCCGCAAGGATGATGGGGATGCCACCTGATATGGACATGAGTATCGTGTTCAATAACATGGATAAGATGCTCAAATCAATGCGCCAACAGGTTGACAAGGACCTGACCTAGGTCCTATAATAACGAAGTGCACACAAGCCAAACTACAAGCCGAATCCAAATGTCTTTTTCCGATCTTAAAAAACAGTCCCGTCTTGGTTCCCTCACTTCCAAACTGGTTGCTGAGGTAGAGAAAACCGTTGTAAAGGGCAACGGTGCTGATGAGCGACTGTGGAAACCATCACTCGATAAGAGTGGCAATGGTTATGCAGTTATCCGTTTCCTCCCCGCTCCTGAGGGTGAGGATATTCCATGGGCAAAAGTGTACAGTCATGCCTTCCAAGGTCCTGGTGGTTGGTACATCGAGAATTCGCTGACCACGATTGGTCAAAAAGATCCTGTCTCCGAGTACAACCGTGACCTTTGGAACAGTGGTAGTGATGCAGACAAAGATACTGTCCGCAAACAAAAGCGTAAACTGTCCTATTACTCCAACATCTATGTTGTGAAGGACCCCACTAATCCCGAAAACGAAGGCAAAGTATTCCTGTTCAAGTATGGTAAGAAAATCCACGACAAAATCCTCGCTGCCATGCAGCCAGAGTTTGAAGATGAAACTCCTATCAACCCCTTTGACTTCTGGCAAGGAGCAAACTTCAAACTTAAAATCCGCAAGGTGGATGGTTACTGGAATTATGACAAGTCAGAGTTTGATTCTCCTGCACCTCTCCTTGATGACGATGATGCGCTTGAAGCAATCTGGAAGCGAGAGTATTCGCTAGCAGACTTCACCGCACCAACTAGTTTCAAGTCCTATGATGACCTTGAAAAGCGTCTAAACATGGTCCTGCGCGTCTCTCAACCGAAGCGTAGTTTTGATGAGGAGACTTATGATGAAGACAATGATCGTGGTGCTGCACCTGAGGTTCCTGCATCTTTGAAGCAGGAACTGAGTTCACTCTCTTCTAGCAGCAGCAACGATGAGGATGAAGATGATGCTCTGAGTTACTTCCAGAAACTCGCTGAGGCATGATCACTTGATCTTGATGTTGTCTCCCTTCTTTAATGTGTCACTGATGTATTGAGAGGAGGGAGAGTAAGTCATTACTCTTTCAACATCATCTAATACAATACCCAAGAAGGCAGGTCTCAATACGTAGATCTGCCTTTTTTCATTCTGTAAACGTGTTTCATATTCTTCATTCGTCACACCATTGGTGATACCTGATGCGATGACTTCTGTACCCTGAGCAGCGTCTCTGTAAGTGACTGAAAAGTTTTCATCAACTTGTAAACCAGATGGAATGATTAGGTTGTCGAACTGATCTCTGACCTCTCTTGTTTCGTAGTGATGAATTGCACTGTATCCAGCAGCACTTCCATACTTGTCAAGCATATGATTCTTGAAGGACACATTTGTAAGAGGCCATTCTTCTCTTACATTGATGATATTATTAACGTAAAGGATAACCCAATCTAATTCGGGATCATCATAGAATTTTTCTGCTACATTATCTGGTCTCTCGTCACCAACGATTGTATATCGTGTAAAGGCAGTAAAGTTCTGAAAAAAATCTTCTCTGACTTTTGCTCTCTTGAAAAGATTTTTGACTTCAACATAATCCGTACTAGAAACTTTCTCGTCTAGTCTTGAAACATAGTTGAAGTTGGGCAGTTGTCTAAAATAACCCATTAGAATCCCATTCCCTTAGCGCCGTCGCCAGATTCATAGTCTTTATCATATATAGGTTCTAATTCTTGGAAGGAAAACGACAGTTCATAAGCAACAGGAGAACCATCTTCATAAGTCATGTATGCACCATCAGGTGTATATGACACACCAAATTGAGTAAGTGCTGCTGGTTTGATTCGATTCAAGAAAGGATGAGTGTCATTTTTGTGAATGAAATCAATGAAGAATACGTTAGGTGTGTAAAGGAATAGATTACCCTGTTGCAATTTGGGTGCCATTGCCTTCTTAAACATTCTAATAATTTGTTTGCAATCCAGTGCCTCTTTTTTATCCCTCGGCGTCATGACATACTGAAAGTTAAAGGTTCTCAATTGTGGACCAGAAAATAAGAGTTCCATATTACTATTCAGAACTGCACCTGTTGTTCTGGTCAGGACATTGCCACCACCAATAATATCTTGTGTAACTTTTCCTTTGACAAAATCTTTTAACTGCCTTTTATTTCCTGCAACTCCACCTGCTATGTTAGAGAGAGCTTTTTCAGTTGCTGCAACTGGATTGTCACCGAGAACTCCCTGAATAAGAGATGCACCTGCTGCTTGCAGAGCATTCATAGGGTCTGAATCAAAATTTACTGAGTTTGCATCTGCAATGTTTCTAGGCATTGGTAGGAGAACAGTTCCTACGGGATTGCTTCTTTTGATTCTATCAGTGGGTCTACCACCTGTTCCTGAAACGAGACCTGCTACACCTGCTTCTCCTGCTGGGCGGTACTCAACAATGGTAAACAAAACGTGATCATAGTTACCATCAATTTGTGATGCAGGATAGCGAACTGATTGTCCACCAAGGTCTTGAACCTCTGGTGGAGTTTCTTCTACTACTGCTGGTGCTGGTGGAGTATCTGTGCCTTGGTTTCCACCAGATGGAGGTGCTGGTGTTGTGTCTTTTTCTGGTGCTGGTGGTGTAGTTACACCTTTAATTTTAACTTTATTTCCATATCCTGCGTCTTTCAGTTTAGTTAACTGCTCAGGTGTTGCATTGTTATTAAGTATCGCTTTGTTTTCGTTTTCTACTGCGCCTTTTACCTTTGATGCTAGATCTTTGTTTAAGTTTCTAGAAGCAGATCCTGACAGTCCAAGTAATTGCTTCTGTGCATTTGAGTCGCCGCTGGAAAAGTTTATGTTGCCACCAGAAGATGCTGATCCACTTCCAATCAAACGACCCTGAGAATCCTTAACTGTATAAGAACCATCGTCCAAGTTGGATTCGACGGTTACTTTTTTACCATTAACATTGAGACTGGAACTCTTTGTTGCCACAGCACTTTTTTTAGTTATTTATCAGGTGGAGCGGATCTTCTTATATGGAATTGAACGAAGATATCTCAACTCCTCTGGATATAATCTATGCATCGGACCAACGATCTCTGGAAACGTATAGTTTCTGATTGTATTCCAGTGATAGTTGAACCCCCTGAATCCCCATCTTGTAATCTCAGTGATCTCTACAAGAGGATGCTCATCATATAAAATGTTAGGAGTCTTCGGTAGATAGATGAATGTATACATTGCTCCAACATTATCAGGAGCATATTCAATATCGTCCTTGAATATTTCCATGATGTTCATCATTAAATCATCAGGATCTGTTGTTCCAGAAAGATCAATTTGTGATGATAGTAGGCGATTCATTTGAGAATTTTACCACACTTCATGAAGACTTATTCTCTGTTATTATTTAGAATAACCAAAAAGTTCATTCTCTGTGATGATCTTGAACTCCATTTTACGATCAGCACAAAACTCTCTTGCTGCCTTCCACTTTGCTTCATTGACAGCATAGGTTTTCATTTCATTCAGATATAATTTTGATGTTCCTTTTCTTTTCTTTGGCGGGACAGTTTGCTTAGCTGGTTTAACTTCGACAACGAACCTCTGAGTCCCTCCACTCCTGGTCCTTGTTCTGACATAGAAGTCTGGAAAATAGCGGTGAATCCGATTATCAACAGGGCTGATGTAGGGGATAACAATCTCTTCACTGCCCCATTCCAGAATGTTTTCATTCCTATCACACCAATTCATAAACTTCAACTCCCAAAGGGAGCGATAAATAATGTTAGTAGGATCACCTTTGTATTTAAGATAATTACTAGGGCGAAATCTACCTTTATAACTCATACATAGTATAGCAGACTAGTAGGTATTTAGATGTCAGGAGCAGTTCCGTTCAGGACGCTAACAACTAGCGATTTTATCAAACGTTTCGCACACCTGGCACAGACCAGTCAATTCCGTGCTGTATTGCAAGTTGGAACGCTACCTTTTAGTGCTGAGTACAATCCTGCTGGTGGCAGATTCTATGATGATCTAAGTTTTCTTTGTAATTCTGCTTCTCTTCCTGGTTCTAGTTTCTCAACCACAGAGAACTTGCAGGACTACTATGGCATCAGTCAGAAGTTTGCATATCGTAGAGACTTTGATGATCTGACACTAGATTTCTATGTTGATGCTAAGTATCAGACTTTAAAATTCTTTGAGCAGTGGATGGACTACATTGCAAGTCCTGGTGATTATTCTGTTGTGACAAACTCAGGTCCCGAATCAGATATTTCTTTTTATAGATTCAAATATCCAAAAGAAGGCACTGGATATAAATGCAGAATTGATTTGCATAAGTTTGATAAAGATTATGAGAGGGTAGATAATGTTTCCCTTACTGGAACCAAGAATGATATACTTTATACCTTTGTCAATGCATTCCCTATCAGTTTAAGTTCCATTCCAGTTTCATATGATGGAAGTGATGTAATGAAGTGCAGTGTCACCTTTACTTATGATAGGTATTTTGTGAACAGAGGATCAAAACCAGTTCAATCAGACTCTGCTTCATCTCCTGCTCCAACATCATCTGGTCCATCAGATACACAGGCAACCGCAGCAACGAGAAATCCAAGAGCCCTTCTTGATGCAAGACAAAGAATTGGTCCTGGAAATTAACTATAAATAAAATACACTGAATTGTATAGGATATTATGCCTTTACCAAAAATTGCAACTCCTTATTATGATTTGGAGTTACCTTCAACGGGTGAGAAGATTGAGTTCAGACCTTTCCTTGTAAAAGAAGAAAAACTTTTAGTCTTGGCAATGGAAAGTCAAGATCAAAAGCAGATTAGCAAAGCAATCAAAGAAGTTATCAAGTCATGTGTGCGTGGAGATATCAAAGTAGAATCTCTTCCTACATTTGATATTGAATATCTCTTCCTCAACATTCGTGGCAAGTCAGTTGGTGAGGAGATCGAACTCAAAGTTATCGCACCTGATGATGGTGTGACAGAGGTTGATGTTACGATCAACATCGATGACATCAAAGTCATTAAAGATGAAGATCACAGTCGTGACATTGATCTTGGCGGAGGTCTTGCTTTGAGATTGAAGTATCCTTCACTTGAAGAATTCATCACTGAGAACTTTGATTTTGATGAGGATGCATCGAATGTAGAGAAGACTTTTGATCTGATTGGTTCTTGTATTGAAACCATTTATAATGAAGAAGAGGCATGGTCTACTGCTGATTGCACCAAGAAAGAAGTCAAAGAATTTGTTGATCAACTAAGCACAAAACAATTCCAAGACATTGAGAAGTTCTTCTCTACAATGCCTAAGCTTTCTCATACTGTAAAGGTAAAGAATCCTAAGACAAAGAAAACTAGTGAGGTTGTATTGGAGGGACTGTCAAGTTTTTTCGCATAGCAATGTCTCACATGAATTTGGAGGCATATTTCCGAATTAATTTCGCCCTCATGCAGCATCATAAATACTCATTGACTGAGATTGAAAACATGATGCCCTGGGAAAGGGATGTATACGTTGAACTTTTGAAACAGCATATCGAGGAACAAAAGTTAGAACAAGAAAGGCAGGCACATGGATCTAGATGATCTCCTTAAATCTATAAGAGAAGAGGGAGAACCTAAGAAAGGTGGTGCCATTGTTCCTGCCAAATTTTTTGGTGAAGATAGATACGATAAAATATATCAAGAACTTCTTTCTGAGGGTAAAATAGAAGGTGATAACTTATCACCAGAGGAAAGAAAAGAAGGTGTAAAGGCATATAGAAAAAGTAAGATTGATTTTGAGAAGTTTGTTGATAGAGTTCTCAAAGTCAAGCAAGAAGTTGCACAACCAACATCTGCACCTGCCAAAGCAGGACTGACTAGTGGCACTTTCATGCCAAAAGCATTACCATCTGCAAAAGAAATTGCAGTTGAAAGTGAAGATGTAGTAGCAGAAAATATTCAGGAAGATGATCTTGACGGTATTAATGAGAAGTTAGACGATCTTCTTGATCACATTCGCACAATGAATGAGATTGAGGAGAAGCAAACAGAAGAACAAAGAAAGAAAGATGAGAGAGAAAGAAGAGAAAAGAAGGAAAATAAACGTGAGAAGGTAAAGAATTTCTTATTGAAACCAATTGAGAAAGCACTTAAACCTGTTAATGATTTGTTTAGTAGAATCATTGGAGGACTCTTTAAAATCCTTGCTGCTAAGGCACTGATCAAGTTGATCGATTGGTTCACAGATCCAGCGAATAAAGAAAAAGTCAACGCGATTGGTAGATTTGTTAAAGACTTTTGGCCTGCAATCCTTGCAGGATTCTTAATTATCGGAACAGGACTTGGTGGTCTTGCTACTACACTCTTGGGAACTGGTGCTAAACTTATTGGATCCTTGTTCAAACTTGCTGGCAGACTTGGAAAAATTACTTTAAAGTTGGGGGCAAAGGCATTTAGATTTGCTGCTAAAAATCCTCTGTTGGCAGCAGGTGCTCTTGCTGCTGGTGGTGCATTCATTGCTTCACAGCAGAATGAAGAAAAGAGAGAGGGTGTCGAACCTGGTGAGGGAGCACCTGGACCTGCTCAATTGCAAAGAGAGCAAACATTACAACGCGGACTGGGTGGAATGTTTAGTGGTGGTGGACTTGCTCCTAAGGGAACTGATATTGTCCCTGCCATGTTGACACCAGGCGAATTTGTTATGAGTAAAGGTGCTGTTGATACTTTCGGCACAGACTTTATGCGGTCCATCAATGCTGCTGGTGGTGGTACAAACAGACCCACGAAGATGGATGGTACTACTTATGCTGCTGGTGGTGGTAGTATTGAAGTTAAGGGTACAGGCAATACAGTTGAAGGTACTTTGAAAATGAAAGATGCCTCTGGTAAACAGGTGGGCAAAACTTACTCTGCGATTAGTGGAACGTATGCTGGGATGAATATCCCACAAAATCAAAGATCGACAACCAGAGGAGCTCCATTACCTGATGGTAATTATAAACTGGTTGGATTTGAAAAGCATGGACCTTATCCTGGTCTACCTGGCATTGGAAATTGGAGTACCTATGTTGCGAATAGCAGTGGATCTATTGGTAGTCGTAGTGGAATCATGCTTCATAATGATATTGGAAGCAATGGAACCTTAGGTTGTGTTGGTGTTGAACTTGGAGGAAAAGCAGGTACAAAAGCCGAACAGGAATTCTTGCAAACATATCAATCAATTAATCCAACGACAATTAAAGTTGCTCTTGGAAAGGGTGGGGGAGATGCATCTGAGGTCTCATCAATTGATAGAACAGTGTCACCTGACAACTCATCAAGGGCAGCAGCATTACAACCAGCACAATCTGCAACTCCAAGAGTATCTCCTGGTGCTATTACTCCACCATCTGCTCAACCTGGATCTCAGGGCATGACTCCTATTCCGATTCCATATGGGCAGCAGGGACAAGGAGGTGCTCAATCACAAGGAAGTGACGTTCCAGATCTTGGTAGTATTGATCCACATAACATGACTCTTCTT